CAACGGTATTGTTGCTTCTACGGAGGACCCAAGTGGAATTATTTGAGTTTACAGTTCTTGCTCTTGCGACCTTCCGAATTACCAGACTAATAACGCGGGACGTTATTACCGAGCCTATTAGGGCTAGAGTCTGGAAAAAGCGTCCTCCAGAGTCATCAAAGCTAGGTTACCTGTTTACCTGCGAGTGGTGTATGTCGATTTGGACAGCATCACTTATCTACGGATGCTTTATGATTACATCAGTAACTGTTATCCTTTTAGTGCCATTCGCACTGTCAGCGGTAGCAGGACTGTTGACTGCGTATGAGGACAAATAGCTCATGCTCCGTAACAAAGTGAAGGGTTAGACAGTGGCGGTATTCAAAAAAGAAGAACCAGCACAAGAACCAGTCGTCTCTGAAATTAAGAAACCACGTTCTAGTCGCCGTACGCGTACCACTCGTTCCCGTCAAGTTGTTGCGCCAAAAACTACTCCGCAATCAACAGGAATTCTTTCAGTCTTTAGTTCACCGAATTCTCCAGCTCCACTTTCATACAACACTCCTCGCTCTATGACTGCAGCAGCAGTCCAAGTCAAAGTAAATGACAAAGGCGAGTTCGAGCAATTTAAAAATCGTCGTTCCGCTTCTTCCTCTGCATGGCAAGCAGAAGCTTGGGAATATTACGATGCAATTGGAGAAATCAAATACGCATTTAACTTAGTTGCCTCTGTTGTATCTCGTATTCGTATTTATGCAGCAGCAATTGATGATCCTTCACAAGCTCCAGTTTCTGTAAATGAATCTCGAGTAGTTGAAGAACGTCTTGCATCTGCAGCAGAGCGTGCTCTAGATCGTCTAAACTCTGCATATGGCGGTCAAGCAGGTCTTCTTAAAGATGCAGCTCTCAATCTTTCAGTCGCTGGCGAGTGCTACTTGGTACAAATGCCAGCTCGCACAGGAAGTGGTGTTCCTGAGTCTTGGGACATTCGTTCTGTTGACGAAGTAGTAACAGATGCTCGTGGTGGATTTAATGTTATTGGTCGCCGCGAACAAGGTGCAGGACAAGGTGGCGGTTCTGCTTTTGGAGTAAGCAAACTTAATAAGAATGCATTCGTAGGACGCATCTGGCGTTCACATCCTCGTTATTCCGACGAAGCTGATTCATCACTTCGTGGTTTGCTTGATATGTGTGCTGAACTTCTTCTCCTCAACAGAACATTCCGTGCAACTGCACGTTCTCGTCTCAATGCAGGAGCACTTTATCTTCCAGACGGACTTTCTGTTGCTGCACAAGCAGACCCTAACTATCCATACGATTCTGAAGACGGAATGGGAGCGGGCTTCACAGCTGAAGAAGCAGAAGACGAATTCGAAGAACAACTTATCGATGCGATGACAACTCCGATTCGCGATGAAGAATCTGCGAGCGCTGTTGTTCCTCTCATCATTCGTGGTCCTGCAGAACTTGGCGACAAGATTAAGCAGTTCAAGTTTGAGCGTTCCTTTGACCCATCACTTGCAGAACGTTCTGACCGTGTACTAGAGCGCATCCTTCAGGGACTAGATGTTCCAAAGGACATCGTTACAGGTCTTGCAAATGTTAAGTATTCAAATGCAATGCAAATTGATGAATCACTTTACAAGGCACACATTGAGCCATTGATGCTTTTGATTTCAGATGCTCTAACAGTTGTTTACCTACGTCCATATTTGATGGCTAATGGTTTCACTGAGTCTGAAGTAAATCGAATTGTTGTTTGGTATGACCCATCAGCAGTTTCTACACGCAATGACCGTGCAGCAGATGCTGATTCAGGATTTGACCGTATGGCAATCTCAGGAGACACATGGCGTCGTGCTCATGGCTTCTCAGACCAAGATGCACCTACTCCAACAGAAGTTGCACTTCGACTTCTACAAGAGCGTGGAGCAATTACTCCAGAACTTACAGAAGCAATGCTCAAAGCAGTAGCGCCTGAAGTTATGCAAGCAGTTCAGCAAGTAAGTCAAGAAAATTCCGTTGCACCAATGTCTCCAGAGTTACAAACTCTTCTTGACGGTGCAATTGGTCAAGCTCAACCAACCGAAACGACACCAGCGACTGAAACACCCACCGAGGAGGCAGTACCCCCAACTGAGGAGGTTCAGCAATAATGGCTGAAGAAACTTGCCCCCCTGCAACACAAGATGTTGCTCTTAATCTTGATAACCGTAAAAAAGCAATTGATACTGCAATGTACGGTCCACTTAATCCAACAGAACCAAACGATGAGTATTGGCAAGCACTTGCTGACGAATGGCAAGTAGACGCTGAGACAGCAAAGAAACAACGTTGTGGTAACTGTGCTGTCTTTATTCAGACTCCAGAGATGCTGGACTGTATTGCTAACGGACTAACAGGGGAGCAGAATGATGAATATGATTCAATTCAAGAAGCTGGTGACCTCGGATATTGCGAAGCGTTTGATTTTAAGTGCGCTAGTGCTAGGACTTGCCGCGCTTGGGTTTCTGGTGGTCCTGTAACAGCTGCTGCTAAAAAGAAGATTGCACAAACACCTGCACCAAAGAAAGACCGTGTCAAAGGTTCTGACAAGAATTCAAAAGGCTCAGCTTCAGGTGGAAAGAAAATCACTTTTACTCCAGCAATTGAATCGTCTCTTCGCAAGAAGGTAGAAGAGCACAATGAGAAAGCTCCAAAGGGTCGCAAGACTTCTGTCTCAACCCTAAAAGCTGTATATCGCCGTGGTGCTGGTGCCTACTCTGTTTCACATCGTCCAGGTATGACTCGTAACCAATGGGCAATGGGTCGTGTAAATGCATTCTTGCGCCTACTTAAGTCTGGCAAGCCAAAGAACTCTGCATACAAAGCAGATAACGATTTACTACCAGCAGCACACCCACGTTCTTCAAAGAAGAACGCTTCTACAATTATCGCTTCAGGTTTAATTCCAGAAGAACAAGATTTAGCAGATGCGCTTATTGCAATTACTCGAAAGCATGGACCATTTGATCAAGATGGTGATGGAGTGTGGGCTGGTTACACACCTGCTTATGAGAACGAAGTTAAAGACATCGGAGTTAAGTGTTCAAACTGCGTATTCTTCGTTATGACGTTCCTGTTCGCGATGAAGAAGACCTTGAGCTTTTACTTGCATCCGCTGAAGCAGATGCAGAACTTAATGTTGAGTTGAAGTCCGAGTTAGATTATGAAACTCCAGAACAAGCAATCTTTGCTATGACAGAATTTGCAGGTCTAGGTTATGAAGCAGAGTCTGCATTCCGTGCATCTTGGCTTCGTGCAGTTCGCAACAATGAAAACCCATTTAAGCGAGCAGCTGTTCTTGCAACAATGACATACGACAGCATGGATTCCGACCTTCTGCCGAAAAGGAAGAGCTAGCAATGGCCAAGTATTCAAAGACACCTAAGCAGCAAGCTGCTATTGCTATTGCAAAGAAGAAAGTTAAGACTCTTTCTCTAGAACAACAGAATGAAAGAATCCTAGAAGCAGGTTTTGACATAGTTAAATCTGCAAACACTAAATTCTCTGGTTCAAGACTTATTACTCGTAGAGCCGCTAAGTCTGTTATGACTCGTTGCTTATCTAAGTATGAGAACGAAACTTATTCGCTGCGCCGTATGCGCACTTTAAAAGAGCTTAATGGTTATATTCAACTTGCTCAGTACAACAAGGTTTTTTCCGTCTCTCCTGAAAATACAGACTTACTTCCTATTTCACACCCACGTTCAACTCGCAAGCATGAGCTCAGCACTGCAGAGGTAATGAAGCACCGTGCTCGTTGGATTATTGATGACCCAAATATTCAAGACGACACTGTTCGTTCAATTCTTTCTTCTGCTTTAACAGCACATCCAGCTTCACCTGAGTATGAATACTCTATTGCTCGCTTGCAATCAATGCCTCAAGGCTCTGTGCCTCAGTATGCACTTCTTGCTGCTCTAGGAGATGGAAACTCTCCTGCAGCCCGTCGTGCTCGTGCTATGCGTCAGCGCCGTGACCGTAAGGGTCGCTTTGCTGAAATGGGTGGCGGTCTACGTGCACTTATTCGTCGTATTAGTGGAGCAGTTCAATCTCTTAGTGGTCGTGCTGTAGCAACTGATGAAGGTAGCGATACCTTCGATATGGAATTACCAAATGGTGATTTAGTTCGCGTCCCTGCAAAGTCTGCTGAAGGTGTTAAGGCAATTCTTAAGTCTGCTCAGGGTCCAGATGGATACAGCAAGACTGCAGCAAAGGTAAAAACTGGTGACCCAGTTATCGAAGAAGCTGATCTTGTAAAGATTGATGCACCTGCTGGATTTAGTAAAGATGAGAGCTGGTCTCCAAGTGACGTTGATAAAGAGTATTACGGAACCAAGATTGACCTTGGAACTAAGTACACAGATGATGCATACGATGTTATTAAAATTTCTACACCTAATGCTGCTGCAAAAGATAAGTTTGAAGCAGCGCAGCAACGCGAGGGTGAAGGACAGAATGTTGTTACTGAAGGAGCAGGAAAGAATGGTTCATTAGACCCAAATCTTCCTGTTTACTTTGTATCTCGTCGTGGTGAAGATGACAGCAAGCCTTTTGCTGTTGCACAGCGTTGGTCTGATGTTCAAGATTACATTTCACAAGACGAACCTAATTTTGAGAAGGGCGAACTTCCAAATCCAGCAAAGATGCTAGATGAAGGAGGAGAAGAACCAACTCCAGATACTCCAGAAGAAACTCCTGCATCAGAAGTTCAGGGTGAATTAATTCCTAAGGTTTCAAAGAAGAACCTTAAGAAGAATATGAAAGAGTATAAGAAGAATCTAAAGGACTATGAAGAAAACGGTGGGCTATTCCCACTTGACCCAAGTAAGGACCACATTCTTCTTCCTGATGGTTCTGTAGTTGACGCTGAAACTGGAGAGTTAGAACGCGATGCGTCTGGACAAGCTCCTACAGAAGAGCCAGCAGTAAAAGCAAAATTAGATGTAGGACCAAAATTAAATCTTCCTGAACAAATAAAAGATAGCGGTAAAAAACCAGCTGAGCCAACTCCTGGTTACTACAACGTAGACCGCGGTGAATACACACCTGAAGGCCCTATTGATGGACAAGAAGCTTCTGACTTTACAGATGACCCAGCAGAGCTTGCACAGAAGTTTGATACTCCAACTCTTGAGAAATCTCTAGAAGATGGTGTTAAGGGAACAGAAAAATCTCCTGCAACTGGTTATGGAACTTTGCCATTTGAAGATGGAGATGAAATTGTTCCAGCAGAAGCAATTTACAACGCTCTTAAAGAGCAGGGTGAAGATGCTGATGCAATTCTTGATGGTATTTATGGAAAGAAAGATGCAACTCCAGAAGTTTCTGATGAAGTTAAAGATGAACTTGGTAAAGACTTACCAGAAGTGCCAGAAATGGAAGGCGGAGACCCAACAGAGCTTCCTACACTTCTTGAAGGTTTGTCTGACGATGAGAAGGATAACTACGCCAAGACTGGTGAGTATAAGCAATATCTTCCAAAGAATGACACCTTTGATGTTCCAGAAGATTACGCAGAGCTTTCTCCAGAAGCATTTGATAAAGACCAATACGTAATTCCTGAAGATGCACCTGAAGGATTTAATTACGACCCTGTTGATATTGCTAATTACTACGACACGGAAGATTTGAAGGGCGAGTTGCGTCGTGCTCTTGAGCCAGGAAATGAAATGCCTGGTTATGGAATGCTTGGCACACAAACCGACGATGGTGAAGAGTATTCAGCGTATGTTCCAGGCGAAGCAATTCGTGATGCGCTGCAATTACAAGGTGAAGACACCAATGCTTTGACCAAAGAAATCTATGATGAAGGTTTCGCTGGTCAAGAAGAAGACGCACTGACTCCTGAGCAAATTAATGACGCTCTAGAAGGAGAAGCACCTGATACAGAAGAAATCACACCAGAACCTGCCCAAGAAGCGCCTACCGAAACCACGGAACAAGCTCCGTCGGATGAAAAGGGACCCGAAGCCGTTGACGGAGTTGCAGTTGGAGAACCAACAGGACCAGCAAAGTTAAAGGCTAAAACTACTGAACTTAAAGCAGGAGATGTCACAACAAATGACTTCTTCACAATTGAGTCTATAGAACCTTCTGAGTTCCCAGGTAAGTCATGGGTTACTGGTTACTATCCAGGTCACGTCTCACAAAAAACTAAGTTGTGGAACAACGACACTGATATCTCTGTATATAGAAATATTGATGCTCCTACAAAGGGTGACTTGCCTGTGCTTTCAAAGCCAAAGGCAAAAGAGTATGACCCTGAAGGAAAGGTTTACAAGAACCCTGAAGGAGTTTGGGTTCCTAAAGATGCTGCTGCACAAAAACAATATCTAGCAGATTTTGAAAAATACAACGAAGAACTTGCTCAAGCTAAAGAAATGTGGTCTGCTCCTGAAGGATTAGAAGAGTGGGTTTCTGAATCTGAAGCTCCTGTTTACACACCAAGCAAACCTGTCGGTGTTGTTGGGGTTGGAGCAACTGAAGTAAAACCAGGAGACATTGCCTTCAAGAAAGAAGGAAAGAATGACTTCTACGAGTATTTCATTGTCCAAGATGTAACAACTGATGAAACTGGTAATGCTGTCGTTACAGGTTACTATCCAGGTCATCAGTCTCAAACAAAGACTTGGAAGGGCACCACTCCTATCGAAGTAATTCGTGGTGCATCTGATTTACCAGAACCAGGCAAGAAGCCAGCACTCGAGCGTCCAAAGAAGGATGACCCTGCATACAAAGAGAAGTATGCAGAGTTCAATGCAGCAAAGAAAGAGTCTGCTGCAACATTTACTCCTCCAATTGATGTAGATGCACTTCCACCTAAGCCAAAGAAGGTCTCACGCCCAACACCTCCTGCATTTATGGGAGATAAGCTCAAGGCAATTGCTGCTGAAGCAAATGGTGACCCAGTTAAATTTAAAGAACTTCTTGCTAATGAAGAAGTAGTTCATCTTGACTTTGAGAGCACTGGAGGATTTACATCTCCAAGCCCAATTCAAGTTTCAATGACCAAGGTTAAAAATGGTGAAATCATTGAAGAGAAGACTCTCTTCATGAACCCAGAACAACCACTTGACTCTTTCTATACTGACAAAGACCCTTCAGAAGTTCTTAAAGACTCAGATGGAAACCCAATCTCTGATGAGTTCTTGTCTAAGCAGATGTCGCAAGCAGATGCATTTAAAGAAATCTCTGACTTCCTTGGTGCAGACCCAATTGTTTCTGCACACAACATGCCATTTGATGGAGAAATCCTTCGTCGCAAGATGGCCGAGTATGGACTTGATTACAAGCCAGCTGGCGAGATTGACACACTCTCACTTGCTCGCAAGGTTATTAATGGAAGCGCAGGAGACCACAAGCTCGAGGCTGTAGCAAATCGTTATGGACTTGCTGAGCCAAACACTGATTGGCACGATGCTTCTGTTGACGTTGCTGTATTGCCTGGAATTCTTAACAATCTCTTGGATGAGATGGCTGTTACTAAGTCTGGTATCGATGTTCTTGACCTTGAGAAGTCTTCTGCAGATTATGACAAGGCAAAAGCAGAGTACGACGCATACAAGTCTGGAAAGAGCAAAGCAGACTCCGAACTTGTTATGTCAAAGACTTTTGCAGATGGTATGGCTGGAAAAGATGTTCCAGAAACCGATGCTCTTGTCAAGGCTATGCCAAAAGACAAGCCAACTTCAGACGAAGTTTCACCATCTACTTCTGCAAAGCCAACCGAACTTTCAGATGGAGATTTCCAAGTCGAATCAGTCTTGGGCGGAAACGTATCCAACAACTGGGTATCTGACCCAGAGAACACAACAAATGTTGGAGCAATTGCTGTTGAAGAGTGGCAACCAGGCGACTTCATCAAGGCAAAGCATGATGGATTCCACGAAATTATTTCTATTACCCCAATTGAAGGCGACGACAAGCGTGTGCTTGTTAAGCGCAGACTTCTTGCAAATGGAAAAGAGTATGAATCTGCTTGGGTTAAGTATCAAGCTTACGAAGTATGGCGTCGCAACGGTGAGCCAGAAGCTGTTCCTGCACCAGAGCCAGAATTAGAACAACCACAACTTGAGATTGATGAAGCTCCTGAAAAGGAAGCAAACGCTGGTAAGTGGAATGATTACAACATTGCAGAAGGTACAGATGGTGTCTTCTACGCAGAAAATATTTCTGCTGCAGATGTTCAAGCTCTAAAGGCTGGAACTCTTACTCCTCCTAAGCTTCCATTCTTTGCACCTCTTGGTGGTGGAAACAATCAGGAAACTGGAGAAGGTTACTTCTTTACTTCAGATGGAAAGCGTTTCTGGGGCAAGTACGGTGCTGGTGGTGCTCTTATCCGTCGTAAGAATGCAGATGGAGAGTATGAATACTTCCTTGCAAAGCGTTCTAGTTCTTTGTCACAAGGTGGCGGTAAGTGGGGAATCCCTGGAGGAGCCCATAAAGACCAAACAATTGCTAAGGCTCCTAATGCAACTGCAAAAGAAGAGTTTATGGAAGAAGTTGGCGGAGACATCTCTGCACTCGAGCCAATCTACGTTGACACAAACAAAGTCGGCGCTGAATGGGCATACGAAACTTCTGTCTTTGAAGTAGGACCAGATCAGTACAACGATCTTTCATCAAAGGATGGAGAGAACACTGCAACTGGTTGGTTCACTGGAGACCAAATTAAGAAAATGGCTGATGCAGAAATGCTTCATCCAGACTTTGCTGATTCTTTCTCAAATATTGTTAGCAACTTAGAAGATGAAGATGCTAAAACAGATAAGCCAATCCCAGAGCCTGAAGTTAACGTTGAAGATGTACAAGCAACATTTGATACTTCAAACTGGAAAAAGACGGGGTCTCAAGCTGGCTCTAATCAAGGTGCTTTCTATACAGACCCAGACACTGGTAACCAGTATTACGTTAAGAAGCCAAAGTCTGACAAGCATTTTGCTAATGAGGTTCTTGGTGGAGCACTCTATGAAGAAGCTGGAGTTAAGTTTGGTCGTGCATACAAAGGCATAGACAAAAATGGAAACTCCGTTCTTGTTTCTCCACTAGTTGAAGGTTCAGATGCAGACTTTGGAAGCAAGAAGAGTGATTCAGATGTAAAGAAAAACGCTCAAGACGATTTTGCTGTAGATGCTTGGTTAGGTAACTATGATGTTATCGGACTTGAGTATGACAATGTTCTAACCGACAAAGATGGCAATGTAACTCGTATTGATGCTGGAGGCTCTCTTCTATTCCGTGCACAAGGCGGAACTGATAAGGAGTTTGGTCCAGAGGCAACTCAAGTTGATTCGATGCGTAATCCAAAAGAAAACCCACAAGCTTCAGAAATCTTTGGAGATATGACAGATGAGCAAATTGCAGAGTCTGTAAAGAAGGTTCAAGCTGTAAGTGAAGAAAAAATTGATGAACTTGTTGATGCAGCGTTCCCAGATGATGCAGAAACTGCTGAACAGCTTAAGACAACTCTTAAAGCACGTCGTCAATATCTTATTGACCGTTTCTTAGGTGGACAACCAGCTGAAGAAACATCAGAGACACCAGAGAAGCCATCTGTTGATTCAAACACAACGGTTCTCGACACTTCAGGTGACTTAGAAGCACAGTTAGCTGATGCTCAAGCTGCTGGAAAGAAAGTAGCTTTTAAGTACAACGGAAAAGAAAGAGTTGTAACTCCAAAAGGAGTGTGGAAGAACCCACAGAATGGCAACATCAACCTTTCAGCCATTGATGAAGAGGGTGTAAAGAAGAATTACACACTTTCTAAGTTTGAGCAGAGCGGTTCTACTGCTTCAGAAGCACCAGAGGCTGCTCCAACACCTGAGAAGGAACTTCCACAAGCTCCAGAGGCTGCTCAGATTGATCCAGCAGAGAAGCAAAAGGTTCTTGATGAAGTCTCTGCTCTTGCAGAAAAACTTTTTGGTAATAAGGGTAAGACAAAAGACTTACTTGAATCTTTAAAGGGTCAAGATGGTGCTAACACAGACCTGATTGATTCAATTCTTGAAGATATAAACACTCCATCTGCTCCTGCAGATGCAACTCCAGAAGAAAAGATTCAATCTGACCTTTCGCAAGCTCTAACTCCAGATGAAGACGCTGCTCCAGAAGATGAAGTAGCGCCAATTGACCCTGTAGCACTTGCAGAAGAATTAAAGAAGCCTTTAGACCCAGATTTGATTTGGGCAAAGGTAAAAGATGAAAAGGGAATTTCTGTACTTGAAAACGGTGACATTGTTGTTGCTGAGAATGTAACTCCAGCTGGCTCAACTATTTACACAATGGTTAAGCGCAACGCTGATAATACATTTAGTGTCTATCACCGAATCAAAGGTAATGACGGAACTTCTAGAGTTAAAACTCTTGCAGGACGTTGGCACTCATACACTGCTCTCTCTAGCCGTATCGAGAACGAGAAGTGGAAAGCAAAGATAACTCCAAGTAAAGTTATCTCAAAATCTAAGCCAGAAACTCCAGGAACTATTGCACCTTCTGCAATCCCTACAAAGAAGGGTGCTTACGTATCTGCTGATGGCAAGACTCCAATTAAGGTTGGAATGATTGTCAAAGATACCAAGACTGGAAAGATTGGAAAGGTTGTATCTCTTAAGGATGAGCTTGTTACATCTAAGAGCAAATCAAACCCACAGGGTTACACCTATACAGATGTTGCAAAAGTCCAATGGGAAGATGGAAAGAAGAATTGGAAGGTTTCAACCTACCTAGATATTCAAGATACTTCAGGAGTAAAGCCAGATAAACCAGAAGATGATGGACCTACTGGTGGCGGTGGAGGAACACCTACAACCCCTAAGACTCCATCCAGTCCTGCGCCAGTAAACAGCACAGAGCCTAAAGTTGAGTTGCCTAAATACGAAGGCGCGGATTTAGCAGGTGCTACTTCAATTAAAGATGTAGAAGCAAAAGCAGTAGATAAAAATTCTATTGGTCATTTAGCTTCATATGGTGCAAACGATTACAGCGATTACAAGCAGTTCTTGCAAGGTGAACTTATTAAAGACCCTAACTCTAAGAACATGGCTCCTGGCATTTTGGTTCAAAACGCTAACCCAAATGATTCAGACCAAGATTTAACTAGCTATGGAGTTATCTCAAAGCAAGATGCAAAGACTGGTGACATTGAGGTTTCATACTTTGATGGTCCTTTAGCTGGACAGACAAAATCTACAAAGTCAGACAAAATCTGGTCCCGTGAAAAGTTTATTACTCCAGAGCAAGCAAAAGAATTAGACATTGAAATTGACCAAACTCTATTTGATAAGTCAAAGGCTGCTGCAAAAGCTAAAGGTGAGTTATACGCTAAACAACAAGCCGAAAAGCTAAAGAAAGCTCAGCAAGCTGCTGAAGCAAAAGCTTTAAAAGATAAGTTCACAGTTAATGGTCCAGGTTTTGCTATTCAAACTTTAGATGCAGCCCCTGACTACTCTGTATCTCCTCACCCAAGTGTTCCTTCTTTAGTAGATGCTCTTAAAATGGCAAATAATGACAACCCAGCGGAAGCTGCTAACGGTTCAACTACTTTGCTTGACTCGGATTCAATTGAGGATTTAGAAGTTCACGTTGGTATGGTTACTGACAAAGATGGTCAAAAGAAAATTCGTCTGCAATTTACTCTAACAAGCTGGGCTGGAAAGCAAGTAACAGCTAAAGCAGACTCAGACCCAAATATTACAAAGACCAAAGCTTTAAGACTTGATAAATGGAAAAAGCAACCAGACGGTTCTGTTGTTTGGCAAGACACTTGGGATACCAGCACTGTTGATTCAAACAAGAACGGTGTGACTTTCGAAGGACCTGCTGGAAAGGGAACTTTCCTTCTTCACCGTGCATCTAAGTCAATAGATGACACCGAAGTCGATTTCTTTAAGTATCACAGTAGTAGTCCATACGCTGTTTCATTTCACAACAAAGCAGAGATTTATCTGCCAGCAGATGCAACTCCTGAAGATGTTGCAGAAGCTTTAAACTCTTTAGGTGGTATTTCTCAGGTTCGTCCTGCCCTTGAGTCAGATGTTCGAGGTGTTATTGAAAACAAAATGATTTGGCTTCTTGGTGCAGCAACTGATGGCAAAAAGAACTACGCTGGAGAGCTTCGTCAAAAGACTCTAGACATTATCAAAGAAGAGTATGGATTTACTGCAGATGATGTTGAAATTGTTGCAGACCCTCTAGCTAGAGGACGTATTAATTATTATATGCCAGAGGCTGCTGTAGAAAAGCTTATGGAGAAGACAGGATTCTCTCCACACATTGTTCATAACTGGAAGGGTGGAGACCAAACCAACACTGTTGATTGGTTCTACGATGTTATTACATCTGGAGGAATCTACGCAACTGCTACTCGTTGGATGAATGGAATTAACAAGAGTGGAATGTCCTCCTCTTCTGATATTGATGCCAACGGCGGAAATTACGTTTTTGCCTCTCCATCATCAAAAGGCTCGAGCACTTCTTCAAATCTAGCTTTCTACTTTAACTCGAAGAGTGTGCTTCGTCGTCTTGACTACTACAAGAACAACTCTGATAAGTATGGGCAGCTTCAATCTGACTCGGAAGACATTGTTGAATCTTTAAGCAATAACTACGGCGAGTTGATGTTTAAAAAGAACCTCTCTTGGGCAGACTTGTCCTCCATATCAATGCCAACAGCTATTAGAGAAAAGCTGATTGAAAGATTGATGTCTGAAGGAAAGACTGATTTAGCAGACATTGTTGCTGGTAAAAAGAAAAAGAAAGGGGCTAAGAAATAATGGCTCTTATCTCTGAATACGTAATTTTTGGCACTCCTGGAGTTATCGAGAAACTATCTGGAGAAGACCAAATCAAATTCCCTATATTCGATGCAGTTCAGTTCGTGTATGAGGGAGACGACGATGAAGCCGATAGCGGCATCCTCGTTCGTGGAGGACGCGGCATGTTTTACCCAGTTGATCCAGAGTTAGTTAAGGAAACCAACGGTACAATTGAGTTTGCTGCGTTCGACGGTACCTATCGAATCAGGAAGTTCACAGAGGAAGACTCTGCGCTTCTAACTGGTTATGGACTGACTCTAACCCCGCAAATGATGGAGGAAATGATGGCAATCGACGAACAAGTCGGTTTAGAACAAGCCGTTGAGGCATTGTCAAATGATGCTGGCGACGTCACAGCTGTTGTCTTCACAGTTACTGGGCTTGGCACTTTCTTCCGCACAGATGGTAAGTGGACTCCTGCCACTCCTGAAATGTCTGAAGAATATGACGGCTCAGAAATTACAGACATTGACTATGACAAATCAGCAGACCTTGTAAGCCGCTGGGATGCTGGTGACAAGCTCACTAAAACAGACCTAGCAGATTACGCGGTAGAGGAATAATAATGCAATATCTAGGTAGAAATGATAGCTACGTTCTATTTTCGAACGAAAACTTAGCAGCAGTTATTGACGAGTCTACAAACACTGTTGTTCGAGTAGACAGTAGCTCAGTGTTGCTTGCTTCTGCAGATTGGGATACTTATGCTGAAAAGCCAGTTGCCTCTTCTGTTGAACTTGCAAATGCTGCTGTAACTGACCTAGATATTAAAGTTTTAAGTAATGGCGATAGCAGCAACATGTACACAATTCCTGATGCTGTTATTGCAGAAGCTAAAAGAGGTCTTGCTTGGAGACGAGAAGAAAAACGAGGAGGGACACCAGTTGGGCTTAATACCGCTCGCACGCTTGCTGGCGGCGGCCAAATCGGCATCGCAAAAATCCGCCACATTGCAAAGTACTTCCCAAGACATGAAGTTGACAAAAAGGGCAAGGGTTATAAACCGGGTCAAGCGAATTACCCCAGCAACGGTCGCATTGCTTGGGCTCTTTGGGGTGGAGACGCGGGCAAGAGGTGGGCGTCAGCAATAGTAGAACGCGACAATAAAAAGCGTTCAAACAATTCAGTTGTTGCATCAATTGATGAGTTCATGCCTATTCAAAGAATTGATTACACAGCATTCACTCCGTCAGATTATGAACCAGATTTTTATATTCGTATTCGTTTAGACGGTTCTGGAATTGATCGTTTATATAAAGTAGATATTGAAGGTTACTGCACCGTTTGGGATGACGGCTGCTGGGAAGACTTGGGTCACATCGATCACGACTTCATCACATATGACAAATCGCTTGATGACCCATATGACCAAGTTCAAAAAATCCATACTCCTGTAGACCGTGAGTCTGCAGTAAAAATCTCTGCAATGCTGGATAACAATCCTTTTAATCCAGTATCGGTGCAGATGATTGATTTTGATGAATCAGATTTAATTGAAAGAGCAATCCCTGAAATTGACTGGAATTTCTTAGACCAATTATCTGAAGATGATGTTTACGAAGTAGATGAGTGGGATGATGGTCTTCTTGCTGTAGGTGCTCCAACTACTGAAGCTCCAACAAATCAAGACGGTGACTACACACCAGAAGAGCGTTCAGAGAAGGCTTCTCGACAAGTACGAGACCAGCTTGGTAAATTTGCAAAAGCTGGAAGCACTGTCATTGTTGGAAACGACCCTAAATACACAGGAAAAATTCTTTCTATTAATTCCGATACTCAGGAAGCTAACGTAGAGTTCCCAGGTGGAAGTGTTGTTGCTGTTCCTGCAAATCAGACTCAGTTAGCAGAAGATTATCAACCACTTCCTGTTCAAGGTTTTCCTAGTTTTGAATTAGACACCTCTGGAATTCTTGGAGAGCCTCGAGTTCCTATTGATGAGCCAACAGCAAAACTTCCAGGACGTTTACCACCTCTTACAGTAGACAGTCTTCAAGTCATGCTTACTGACTGGACAAGCTGGGTTGCAGACCAAAGAGTTACTCCTGAATACACAGGGCAACCTGTAAGTGCACCAGCACCAGCTGCTGGAACTTCTCCTGCTGTAGATACACGACTTGACCCAAACACTGTTCTTGGTAAGTA